CTCGGTGTCCTCAAAGTTTTCTAGCACATTCCAATCCATACTCTTCTTTAACATCTCCCCCAACTCGTTACCATCGGAAGTCACCAAATGAACACTGAAAGGTTCTTCACTCGTTGACTTGCCACCGGGCCAAATAGTTTCTTGAACCTTCTTACCGTAAAACCAGGGTTTAATGAACGGCTGCGATCGTTCAAGGATGTCTATGATGCATAGGATTGCTTCCTGGACATCGTGTTGCTCCCTAGATTTAAATCGTGGGAACTCTTCTCGGAATCTAGATAGGAGTGTCAGGAGAGATAGTTCTGGACGACCACTCGTCCAATAGACGGTGACAAATTTAGAATATACCTGGGTAAATCTACATTCCCCCTCGTATGGGTTTTTCAAAAAGTAGTTTGTGAGAACTGGTGTATGTAGAAGGCACTGAACAGCTGTATTAAAATAACAGGTGTTCCCAAGATTGGTAAAACCCTTCATTACATTTTATCGATAAAAAAGGCTTAAGTAAATGACGCAAAGTATATTTGTTAAGTAAAAATCACAATGGATATTAAGCATATCACCGATACCATCCTCCCCTCCTTCGAGGCCCTAAAGGCTGAAGAGAACATCGAGGTTGAAGTTCGCCTCGGGAAGCACAATGGTTCCCTCTTCGACACCAATGTTGGGAAGGAGACCTGGGAACGCGTCCTAAAGGGGTTGAAGAACTATGATGGGTGGGAGTCCACTGACTATACAGAGTCCGACGTGTACTATAACGACAACAGCAACGTGCGGATCACCTCCAACGAAGACACAGGAGAGCAGACGATGATCCAAAAGATCAGTGTCGTCAAGGAGGACTTCAAGTGCGACCCCCTAGATGTGAGGGTGTGTATCGCTCGGGAGATCCCCACCTCTGGGGAGTATGAGATGGATAGGAAGAGGACTAAGATGCGCCATTCCTTCGTGCGCAAGAACCTGAGCATCGACATGACAATCTCTTCGGGGGACAACGTCGACATGGACTCAGAGGAGGAGTCTTCATACCAGATTGAACTTGAGATTGTGAAGCCGGGGGACGTGGACTCCGTCTACAAGTTGTTCAACATCATCAACAAGGTGGCGGACCTCGTGAAAATTATGTGAACCTAATATATGTTAGTCGTAGTGACTGTCACTATTTTAATAATTATATCAGTCGGTATTTTTATGATGTATAGACCCAGACCCACTACCGAGAGTGATGCCGTAGTTGGAATTGATACTGAGAGTGAAAGTGAAAAACCGGGACCCATCCCTAAGAAGGTGTCCCAAGTCCAAGATTGTAAAGGTAAGTGGGGACCATGGTCTGAATGTAGTTCAAGCTGTGGTATGCATGGTGCCGACAATAGCAACAGATTGGGTACACAAAAACGGGAGTGGATTGTAACCACACCCGCAAATAATGGTGGTAAGGCTTGTGTATACGACATCGAAAAAGATGGATACAGGTCTTGTAAGGGAGCTAAAGGTTACTGGGGACCCTGGAGTCAATTTTCTCCCGCGACTGCGAAAAATGGCTGTGTCCGAAGCCGTACTAGAAAAATGATAATAACAGACCTAGGTGATATGCCAAGTAATTATGTATGCCCCCGAGACGTTGAAAAACATCATTGTCCTATGACAAGGAGTTATCCCCCGCGTTGTATACAATGTGGTTAGTGTTTTTTTCTTACCTTAATACATGTTCTACATCATAGCGGGTATAATTGTGTTTTCAATGATCTACGAGAAGACTGTCAGGTCGGAGGAGGTGGATGTTTCTAAAAACTTCTATCTGAGCCAAGGTATGTCTAAGAAGATGTACAATCGGATGAGGGGGGACGGGGTTTCCGGTCAGGAGTTAAAAAAGTTCGTGCAATTGGAGGATAGGTTTCTCCAAGTTGAACGAAATTCAGTGTGTTCGGGGATGCCCCGCTTCATAGATGCCCTTACGCTTTCAGATTTAATAAAACGAACGTTCCCAAAGTATGATTTTTCCTATCACACGATACATCTCAAACAAACTGCGGAACCTGAAAAGATTATAAACAAGAGCATAAAGTGCTGATCATCTTCTTGTGCTTCGGGCTATCAATTCTGGTATAATTGTCCAGAATATACATAATCAATCTATTATCATCCTTCCTGTAATAGTCGTTAAACTCTATTTCAAGTAGGCTCTTATGTTCTTTACCGTTTCTCCCAATTCTAATATAGTCGGCTGCCACGTAGATTATGCCATCTAGAAATTCCTCCCTAGCCATCTCCATCCAGGAGTTTGTACGGGTCCCCCATGTCCGTGTATCATCATTTACCCGGACACCGTGATTATACTTTCTCAACCCTAGTTCCAGCCGGGAAAGAAGTTCTTCCGCGGGCGGCTTTGGCGACAGTGTTCCACTTCTTTCGTGCATTATTTACATTCATATTAGCTCTAAACTTTAACCAATATTTTCTGTAGTCATCCAACTTCTTTTTGGTTGGGGGGTTCTTTTGGTTCATGGCGTAGTTTGCAACCGCGCGACGATATGAACTTTTCAAATTATTGGCGATACCTGTAACGTTTGCGGTGTTCATGTAAAACTTCTTTTCGAGTTCCCTCTTTCTCTGCATTTTCCACTGAGAAACCATGTTCTTTTTGATGGCATCGACATCCTTCTTGAAAGGGACACCCTTTTTGTTAACCTTTGAAATAGAGTTTATTTCCTTCTTAACATTTCTCACATCCTGGTTCAGGGAAGGTTTATATCTCTTCATCCATTTGTCCCCATAAAGTTTGATGAGATCCTTTCGGATAGAGTTATCATTGAGTCGTCTCTTCCTAAGAGCGTTTTGTTGAATCATAGTCCGCTCCAAATTTGCCGCAAAGTTATTATTGTTATTGTTATTGTTGCTATTTGGAGACTTTGGCTTTGGCTTTGGCTTAGCCAGTTCATTCCGAGCATTTTCAATCTTCTTACATATAGAAACTTTGGTTTCTTTGGGGTCTATGGCTATGTTTAGAATAGTCGCGACACGGACAAGTTCCTTTTTCGGATAATCGATGCACGTTTTTTTACCAACGCGGAATTTAGAACCTGTACCCGTGAGACGCACATTTTTACCACTGTTCTTAAACATGACGTTCTTTTTGTTATTTTTGGCTTCAATCTTTTTACATATCTCCACCTTCGATGTTTTTTTGGTTATGTCTACGATACCCATCTTTTTGGCCATGTCTAGGAGTTCCGCCTTTTTGAGACTCACACATTTTTTTGCACCAATCATGAACACGAGGGCGCGGGTTTGACGCCCACGTGGTTTGGTCGCTTTGGTGGGTCGAGCACGGGGCATTGTGATTTTCGTCGTCGTCTTTTGAGCCTTTTTGGGGAATACACCTGTCACATTGATGAGTCTATTTTGATATAAAATCTGGATAAGTTCCCCACCCGCATTGTAGGCCTCCATCATGTCCTTGGGATTCTTAGCTCCCGAAATCTGTATGTTTCCAGATTTGGACAGAATGAACTTATGATTCTTGAATGTCATGTACAAGAAGGGAGCCAACTCGGGTTCGTAGGAAACGTAGGATATTTCATACTTATTTTGAAGTCTCGCGACTTTCACCATGTCCGTGATTATACCGTTGAACATAAAGGTTCCGCTGAGATTGTTGTACTCGAATGGATTGTACAAGAATTGTTGTTTTTCTGTGTACTTGTCTATGACGAAATTTCGAATAAGCTCAGCTTGATTGGAAATATCACTTCCAACGAAGCCCCCTGAAAACCGAATCTTACCGTTTCTATAGATGTTCACGGTGCCTCCCTTAGATTCCACATCATTAGAGATTTTCAATTTGATTTGGACTGTAGAAAAGTTTAGGTTTATATTTCCCTTTGGTCCGTAATTTTTTGTGTGAGAAAAACCAGTCTTAAATTGACCGTACACACCGCGAAGGTCTTCGGTGTCTACATAAAGACCTTCACCAATGGGAGTTCGACCAACTGGTGGTCGCATAAGTATGGCTTTAAGATCTACACGATTACCTGGTCCAAAATTCCTGTTTACAGTGGCATTAAACATCCCTAAATTTAACTTACTCAAAGTGACAGGCACAACTTCTGGCGCACCCACCTCATTCAAAAAATTTTTCATTCTATTTTCGTTATTCATAAATTCAGAAAATTCACCATATTTGGTATCGTTTACAATGTTTCTTTCTAGACGGGGGGGGAAAGAAGTATTACTTGGTGTGATCTCAACACCAGAACTTCGTATAAATTCCCTGGCCTGTTGGCTCATATTACTATTGGTGAGTATTTTTTTTAAAAGTTGTCTGAGAACTCCACGGCGTCTTCGGAGATTACATCCAACCCATATATAATTGGCTGCTTGGGGTAGGTCCTACCCTTGTAGGTAACAACTTCGTCCCTGACTTCAATTTCCCTAGAACTGAACGGACCGGCGTAAAAGTCCTGGTTGAACTTGGGCTTCCCGAGGTTGTTGGCTTGGCAGTGTTGATTGAACACCACTATAAACATCTTCTGTGGGACGAATAGGTCTGCACCAAAGTTGACGTTTGTAGACTCTAGGAAGTTCGTCAGGGTACTCGCAACCATCGCCACCTGCTTTTGAATCTTCTTGAAGTAATCTGGTACCACATTCCAAATGTCTTTGTCGTTAAACTTTTTGGAATAGTCGTGGTAGGCCCTAATGCACTTGTACAAAATGATGGGTAACTCCTTGTCAAGCTTCTTGTCCAACTGGGGGTCTGCATCCTGAACCTGTTTACTGAAGTTCCAGGGTAGAATGCGGCGGAGAACGGAACCGGAGTTATCCTTCCAGTTTGGGACTTCGTTACCACCCAAGACCCCTGGGACTTTCCACTCAAACGACATGGCAGTCTTGTTCTTCACCGCGATGGAAACATCTTCCCCCGAAACGATGGACTGGAACTCCGCTTGTTCTAGGGCCAGGTCACCTTTGACCTCTGGGGCGATGAACATGAAGGAGTCCTTAATGGCCGAGAGTCCAAACTTCTTCTCGATGTTGTTCGAGAGGGTCCCAACGTCTTCACTCTCGTAGAACTTCTTGAACACCTTGGTGATGAGGGTGGACTTTCCAGATCTCGCGATACCCTTGAAGAATGGGATAACCTGCCACGAATCCATATCGTTCACATCGAAGCAGAGCCGACCACCCATGACATAGGCCCAATTGCAAACTTCCTCCTCGAATTTCTGGTACCTCAGTACACTATCAAAGTAGGGGGTTGGGATGTCCTGCCACCTTTCGATATCCGGGAAGTCATCAAACTGCTGGTCAAAGTACTTACACGCCACAATGGTGGGGTCGAGGCACATGAACTCCTTACTCTTGTAGGGATAGAACCGACAATCGTACACATCTTCCGCGATGTACTGTTTACCAACGAATACACCGTTTCTAAAGGACCAAACGTGTCGTCTCTTCTCAATCTGTGGAAATTGGTGATCGACACACTTTGACACATTTTCAATTACATCCCTGAACACTGAACCTCTACTCGTGAAGTTTTTCCAGTTGTTGAAGTCGTCATCCTTCTGTGAGAGGGAGTGTACAAAGTCCTCGATAGTAAACTTTGGGTTCCACGCACGTGTTCGAAAGCCTTCGATGGTCTTAATTTCTTCACAGCAGAATCCCTTGTATCTCCTGTACCCAGACTTATAGGTTTGGTCAAGAGTGTAGAGCAGACATTTCTGGAAGGGGGTGGCACTTTCAATCTCGTCTTCATCCATAGTAGAGGGATCTGCACTTGTGACAATTTGGGGCATCGCAGTGGGGTTGACGACACGCTCAAAGGATGTATAATGCCGTCGGATATTTTCATACCCATCATTTACCTGTTTGAAAATATTATTGACCCTTTTAATGATGGGAACTTCAATGTCGTCCGATTCCTTTTTGTGAACACCAATTTCCCTGATATAGTTCTTCAGGTCAGAAAGAAATCTCCGATGTCTATTTTTGATGTCTTTGATCGCGAGTATATCTATCCTCGAGGGATCTGGGTTCCCTTCAACACTGAAATTATCTGGGTGAATGAACTGTCTGTACCCCAACTCACGGGCGTTCCTGTAATCACCCGTCCTCAGATCCCACCGAAATTCTAGGGAGTCAACGGTCCTATATATTTGTTCCAAGTTCATCGAACGGATTTGTTGCTTATGAAGTTCCGCCAAAGCCTCATAAGTGTTGGGTTCCTTGTCGATGAAGTGGGTTTCTTCCATTTATATTTACAGTACTTTATTCCTTAAGCAGTTTGAAGCTTACTCAAAATCTTTATGAGTATTTTATTTTGGTTTTGTAGTTGGATACCAATGTTGACTAGGGCTGTACACACTGTATCCCCCTCTGGGGTGGCGAGTAGGGAACCCATAAATTCCACCATGTCAATTCCCTCCTCGATTTCTTGATCTTCAAAAAGATCCTCTTCGGTTTCTGTGTCGGATATAATTTCTCCTTCTTCGATCTCAATTTCTTCTTCAGGCTGGGACGACATTTAAACTTGACTGAGAAAAATTGGATCGCGAAATTTCGCAGAATTATTTTCTCTGCCTATAGTACAACAACTCTCAAAATGGCCGGTGGTCTCATGCAACTCGTAGCGTACGGCGCCCAGGATGTTTACCTTACCGGTAACCCTGAGGTGACCTTCTTCCAGGCGAAATACAAGCGCCACACCAACTTCGCGATGGAGAACATCGAGCAGACCGTCAACGGTACTGCCGCGAACTCCGGTCGCGTGTCCGTCACCGTTGCGCGCAACGGTGATCTCGTCGGTGACATGTACATCGAACTCGAGTCTGACATTGCGGCGACCAAGACTGCTGATGCGGGTGACTGCAACTTTGTCGCGGAGCGTGCCATCAACAACGTTGAGCTTTCCATTGGTGGTCAGCGCATCGACAAGCACTACCAGAAGTGGTGGCGCATGTACTCCGAGCTTTACTTGGACGAGTCCAAGAAGGCCACCTGGGGTAAGATGACCACCGCGGCGGACGGCAAGACTGTCTACCTCCCCCTCGTCTTCTTCTTCAACCGCAACCCCGGTCTCTACCTCCCCCTCATCGCCCTCCAGTACCACGAGGTCCGCATCGACTTCGACCTCGCCTCCGACATGGAGACCTTCCTCAACAAGTCGGTCTTCCGGGTGTGGGCGAACTACATCTACCTCGACACTGAGGAGCGTCGCCGCTTCGCGCAGAAGGGTCACGAGTACCTCATCGAGCAGGTCCAGCACACAGGCACCGACACCGTCACCTCCGCGGCGACAAAGCAGGTCCGCCTCTCCTACAACCACCCAGTCAAGGAGCTTGTCTGGTGCTTCTCCAACACCGCGTCCAAGAACTCCCTCTGGAACTTCACCACCGCGTCTGTTGCCACCAACATCGTCCTCGAGTCTGACCAGACTGCCATCGAGGCGTCCAACGCCTTCGTGCCCACCGCCCTCGCGGGTGCCCCCATGGTGCAGGTCGGTACCGGTGGTGGTGACACCGCCTTCACTGAGGAGGCGGCGGGTCCCCTCGACACCTTCAAGCTTGTCCTCAACGGCCAAGACCGCTTCAAGGAGCAGAAGGGTAAGTACTTCAACCAGGTGCAGTCTTACAA